TTGAAGTATTAGATGGTGCCACAGGTTTTATGTTAATTAAAAGAAACGTTTTTAAAAAAATGGCTTTAGCTTACCCTGAGTTGCGATTTATACCAGATCAACATATTGGTGCTCCACATGACAAAACCTTTAATTATCATGACACATCCAAATGGAATTACACCTTTTTTGACACCATGATAGAGCCTGATACGAAAAGATATTTATCTGAAGATTATGCTTTTTGTCGTTTATGGCAGAAAATAGGTGGTAAAATATATGCTGATATTGCAAGTGGTATGACACACTACGGTAATTATACGTTTAGAGGCAACGTAGGTACTCAATTCTTGCCACAAAACAATAAATAATTTAGTATACTCCAACATGAAATTAGTAGATTTAAAGTTCCAACCAGGCATTGATAAACAAGATACGGCTTACTCAGCAGGGGATCAAAGACGTTACACAGACTCAGATTTTGTACGTTTTCACTACGGAAAACCTGAAAGATGGGGCGGTTGGTCTTACTTACCTAATCCAAACAAAACTGTTGTGGGCGTGGTTCGTGATACGCATAGCTGGATTGGTTTAGATGGCACCAGGTATCTTGCTTTAGGAACCGATAGAAAATTGTATCTTTTCTCCGAGGGTGCTTTGTATGACATAACTCCAATTAGAGAGACAGCATCTCTTACAAATCCTTTTACAACAAATGGCACAACGACAGTTACCGTGACAGACGCAGATCATGGAGCTGCTGAAGGAGACTTTGTAACTTTTGATTCTTTTTCTACTATTGATGGTTTAGATATGAATCAAGAGTTTGAAATTACTACGTACGTTGATGCTAATACATATAAAGTTACACATACAAGCACAGCTTCTGGATCTACATCAGGAGGTGGTGGGTCAGGTAATGCTAATTATCAAATAACTACAGGTCCTGCTACATCTACGTATGGTTATGGATGGGGCACAGAAACTTGGGGAGCGAGCACTTGGGATGAGCCACGGTCCTCGTCTAATGTTGTAGTAGCAGCTAGAAACTGGTCTTTAGATAATTTTGGTGAAGATTTAATTGCTACCGTTTTAAATGGGGGAACTTTTATTAAAGATATTTCTGGATCTATAGACACAAGAGCAACAGCTTTATCTAATGCTCCAACTGCATCTAGGTTTAGTTTAGTATCTACAGACACTAGACATTTACTTATATTTGGTACTGAAACAACTATTGGTAATACTGCAACACAAGATGATTTATTGTTTCGTTTCTCTGATAGAGAAGACGCTACTGATTATACTCCAGTTGCAACAAACGAAGCTGGTTCACTTCGTATATCTGACGGCTCTAGAATAGTAGGCGCTGTAAAATCATCAGGTCAAATATTGGTTTGGACGGACACATCACTACATGGTATTCAATTTGTCGGTACACCGTTTACTTTTGGTCTTAGACAACTTGGTGCAAACTGTGGATTAATAGCACAGCATGCAGCGATAGAAGTTAATGGTAGAGCGTATTGGATGTCAGATGATGCGTTTTACATGTACGATGGTGTTGTCAAAAAAATGCCGTGTTCAGTTCAAGATTTTGTTTTTGACGATTTAAGTTACACAAATAAAAATGATATTGCGGTAGGACTCAATACAGCATTTAATGAAATTATTTGGTACTATCCCTCTGCAAACGCAACTCAAATAGACAGAGGTGTTGCTTATAATTATCTAGAGAATACATGGTACACGGTTAGTCTTGGTAGAACTACATGGCTTGGTGCTTACGTCTATGAACTACCAATCGCTACAGAATATAATGCTAGCACAACAGCAAACGTATCAACGATATTAGGACTCACAGCAGGTGCATCTTTTATTTATGAACAAGAAACAGGTAATAACCAAGCAGATGGCACGGCTATTTCTGCCTTTTTACAAACAGGTTCAGTAGAGATCGCAGATGGTGATGAGTTGATGTCTGTAAGTAAATTAGTGCCAGATTTTGATAATTTAGCTAACAGTATGACGGCTACATTGACATTAGAACAATACCCTCAATCTTCAGATACTGTAACTACATCGGGAACTATTAGTAGCACAACAGAGAAAATTGATGTAAGAGGGAGAGGTAGAGCAGTGAAAATTAAATACGAAACAAATACTGTGGGGGACACCCCTTGGAGACTTGGTTCAACGAAGATACAACTTAGACCAGACGGAAGAAGATAATGTCAAAAATAACAATTACACGATTACCTAACGCAACACCAGAATATGATGCCAGTCAATTTGACCAAATGGTAAGTTTGCTCGATCAAATAATTCTTTTGTTAAATACAAATTATCAAAGTGAAATAAAAGCAGAATCAGAGCAGGAGGCTTTTTTCTTTGGCTAATACATTTAAAAGCGCAATGTTAGATGTCACTACGACAGACCTAACAACTTTGATTACAGTGCCAACAGCAAATCCTGGTGCAACGCCCCCTGTGCCACCTACAACGAATGTTGTGAAATCTATTTTGGTTTGTAATGACTCAGGTAACACAACACTGCTGGATGTCGAGGTGGTAAGATCCTCAGCCACTTTTGAAATATTTAAACAAAAAAGTATTGCTACAAACACAACAACAGAATTATTAGAACAACCATTAGTTTTACAAGAAAGTGATGTTATGAAAGTTCAAGCTAACGCTGCCAATCAGGTGCATGTTATAGCTAGTTTTATGGAGATCACAAAAGGACAACTCTGATTAATCTTCATTCTTTATTTATCACGCCCGTCTTTTCATTAGAATTAAAAGGCCACGAACACTTAGTTGATAGCATTTATCAAATGAGAGAAAATGATGAAAAGGGTATGCCGCGGTCCAATGTTGGTGGCTGGCATTCACATGATGAAATATACGAGATTAAAAAGTTTAAGCCTTTGGTAGGTGATATTCTTAAATATGCTAAAGATTGTTTTAACCACATGGACATTAAAGATAATTTTGTCCCTGAGATAACAGGAATGTGGGGTATGATTAATCCACCAAAATCTAGAAATAATGTACATACGCATCCATATAATTATTTATCAGGGGTTCTGTATTTAAAAACACCTCCTAAAAGCGGAAATATCGTGTTTCTAGAGCCTAAACCGCAAGCAGAGGTGCTTTCTCCCCCTAAAAAGGATAACGCTACTATACACCTTGCTCACAGCGTACAATGGGAGCCTAAAGAGAATTCCTTGATTTTTTTTCCATCTTGGTTACAACATGAAGTACAAACAAATAATTCTGATGAAGATAGAGTTATCATCAGTTTTAACATAAATTGGAGAAACGAAGATGCCGATAGTTGAACCTGCTGAATTATTAGGTCATATTACTACTGAAGACGGAAGAAGAATTCCACACTACAAAGTAAAAACGGAAACCACCATTACAAATATTGATACAGGTCAAGAGTATGAATCGGAAGATGCTATGCAAGCTGATATAGATGATCCTAATACATCAACCACTGTTGAAAAAATAAGAAAAGATGTAAAGGTTTTTGCACCGTCATTAGCAGACATGTTAGGTGTAACGCCTGAATAGTGTCAAAAGTATTTATACAAGAAAATTTTTTTCCACCTGAGTTATACAATGAAATTGTACAGCTCATGATTAAAGCTGAATATAATCCTCCCAATGAAAAGGAAAGAGAAGCACATAAAGGAGCATATTGGCATGAACATACTTTGCCAAATGACTGTGACGTTCAAGTAGAAATAAAAAAAATAATAAAAGAAAAATTTAATTTTAAAGTATCAAAATTTGATTACTCTGCTTATACAATGGTTGGAGTTTCAGACAGACCAAGACCTCATACTGATATGAGTCGTGAAAGAACACATCAATGTTTGATTTATATGCATGGAGAAGAATCGGCAAATAATGGAACAGGGTTTTATCATAAGGCGTCTTCAGAACATTTAGAATTAAGCATGCACATTGGTTTTAAACAGAATAGAGCTATATTTTTTTCTTCTGATGTGTGGCATTCACCCTTGCAGTGGGCAGGCAACGGATCTTTTAGATACTCAATTTGTAATTTTTTCAGCTAAGCACTACAAGCTTCACACTCTATATCAGCATCTAAACCAGTAACCATTACCTGTTCATTTGGAGTATATGGTTTACCCTCAATTATAGGGTGACAACTACAGCCTTTTAAATGTTCCGATAATGTTTTTTCTAATTTTTCTTTTTCTCTTTCAACTGCTAATAAACGTTCGTGATATCTGCTCACCTTATCAGCAAGGGTAGCTATAGCCTTCAATACTTCTTGATTTTCCATAATATCTCCTTGATTTGTAATTTTTGGGTGAGATCTAATTTAAACATGTGTACAGAATATATCAAGCAATCTTTTTAAAATTGTTTTCTTGACAGAAAATTCATGTTATGAAAGGGGTAGAAAAAAGAATGAAAGCACAAACAACATTATTTGGAAGAATAGTAAAAAGATATGATATTCCTTTAGATCAAATTGAAGATTTTAACTCTACATATGAAATTAATAAAAAAAATTTAAACTCTTTTGGACCTAGATTAGCAGGAAGATTAGATTCTGAATTAGAGTTTACTAATTTATTAGGGGAAACAAAAATGGCAAAAACTATTGGTGAATGTATTAATGACTATATTGATACTTTAGAAAAACTTGGAATTTTTCAAGAAGAAAAAAAATTACATATTTTAAATTGTTGGGTAAACGATATGAAAGAAGGAGAATATAATCCACCGCACACTCATCATGATCAAACAGGATGGTCTACTGTTTTGTTTTTAAAAATACCTGAATTTGTAAACGATGCCAAAGACCCACATAAATTTAAAGATGGGCAATTAGGTTTTTCTTCTACAGATGGAACGAGCGTGACTTGGATGGAACCAAAATTAGGGCATTTTTATGTATTTGAAGCAAAACATCAACACTGTGTTATGCCTTTTAAAACAAAAATAAAAGGAGAAGTTAGAAGGTCAATGTCTTTTAATTTTATAAATAATGTTTGAAAAAAAAATTACTTTTTGTGCCACTGATAAAGCTATGGTTGATATATGGCCTCATCCAAAACCAGCATCACGATTTGTACCTGAAGAGTATAAAAAATTAGAAAGATTTATTGGAGGTGATCTACACAAAGCCACTATAAAACAATGCATACCCTTTTTAGATTCTTTAACGATGGGGTACATTATTCCTTTTGATCAAGATTATGTTGTTGATCCTGTTGAAAATGATTTTGCTATTACGCCAGCAAACAAGGCGCCTGATGAAGTTGGTTCTCACGGTCAATGGCAATTACCTGAACAATGGAAAAAAGTAGCAGGGGAGAACGCAGGAAAATTTATAAGCAAATGGTTAATAAAAACACCTCCTGGTTATAGTTGTTTATTTATTAAACCAATGAATAGAATAGAAGAAAGATTTGATATTATATCAGGAGTTGTTGACACAGATACTTATATAAATGTTATTAATTTTCCTTTTATTTTACGTAAAAAAGATAAACAATTTTTAATTAAAAAAGGTGAACCTATGGTTCAAGTTATTCCATTTAAACGTGAACCATGGAAAAAATGGTCAGGTTTTTATTTTGAAAAAGCACATAAAAAAATAATGGATATTATACATAATGAATGGATGAACAGGTATAAAAAAATATTTTGGGTAAAAAAATCGTGGAAATAAAAAAATTTATAAAACATTACGAAAATATGTTGGATGAACAATTGTGTGACGATCTTATTGAAGATTCAAAAAATTTAAAAACAGAACCTGCATATGTTGGAGAAGGTGTGATGGAGAAAAGTATTAGAAACTGTTCGACTCAACATATAAATAAAAAGTTTGATGAAAAAGTTTTTAAAGTCGTTGGAAATATTATTAATAAGTATAGTCAAGAATTCAAATATTTTCATACTGGTTTATTGACAGAAGATACAGGTTATGAATATTTAATTTATTATGGTAAAGATAAGGGTGAATATAAAACACACGTAGATCATTTTGATCTTGCCCCAAGAGTTTTAAGTATTTCTTTGTTGTTAAATGATGATTATGAAGGAGGAAATTTTCAATTTTTTGAAGGAAATGATACTTTTATAATTCCTAAGAAAAAGGGATCAGCTATAGTTTTTCCAAGTAATTTTTGTTTTCCTCATGCAGTCCTTCCTGTAAGTAATGGTGACAGACATTCAATAGTAACATGGATACGTTAAAATATAAGTACGTTAAAAATATGCTTTCACCTGACATGGTAGAATTTTTAACTTCTTTTAGCTTGAAAAATTTTAAAGATAGGAAGTTGAATAATAATCAACCAATTTCTTTTTCCTCTGGTGATCATTCAAGACATACCGACGTTTATAGACATGTTATTCATTATTTACTTCCCATTATGGAGAAAGAAACAAATTTAAAATTAAAACCAATATACTCTTATAATAGGTTTTATTTTGGTGGTTCTGAACTTAAAAAACATAAAGATAGAGCGGCATGTGAAATAAGTGCATCCATAACTCTAAAATATTTTTATAAAGATAAAGATTATAAATGGCCTTTGTGTATGGAGGATATTCCAATCATAATTGAATTAGGAGACGGTGTTATATATAAAGGGTGTGAAATACCTCATTGGAGACCTTTTTTTAATCAATCAAAAGAATATTGGCATCATCAGCTTTTCATTCACTATGTTAATTTAAATGGTCCTTATAAGGATTTAGAAGAAGAATTAACTCAAGAAAAAATTAATTCAAATAGATCTTTAGAATTAAAAATTATGAATAATTAGGATCGTAATCTCTCCACGTTTTACCAGCAGCGTTGCTTGTGCCATTGGCTTCATCATCAGCAACAGCCGTATCATAAGAAGATCGTGCTTGATGTATTTGTGACATTCTTGTGTCTGCCCATGTTAATAAAGCAGCAATTGTTGTTGATCCCACCGCATCACTTGTAGCATTTAGATTAGTATTGCCAGTCATCATACCTGTAGATGCATTTTTACTTTGAATTTCATTTTGTCCTGAAAGATTATTCCATAATACGCAATGAACAGTGTCAGGGATTGCAGGCATTGCATTTCCTCTATCTGCCCACTCAATTATATCCAGTTGTTCAGCCGCAATGCAGCATGCGGATATCCACCTGCGCCGAAATGGCATGTATCGCCATTGGGCAGCTCAATATCAAGTCTTCCTTGAGACAATTTATCAAGCATCTTCAAGACCGCACGGGCTGCAAATGTGGGTCGACTTGCGCGGGACCTTGAGCGGCCGAGTAAAGAAAGGGAGTCCAAAGTGCGTGTCATGATTCTGAGCTCCTGGAATGGGACATGTTCGTATCGTCACCCTGGGTGACAAAAGGTTGATTGAGTGGCGGCTTGCGATTAAACGGCACTTTCTTGAGCCAGAGGCGCAAGGCCTGCCAATGTATCCGGGCAATAATGCCAAAAGTC